GCACCATATCTTGTAGTTCTTTACCCCTTCTACCTACTTGATAAAACCATTTTGAATCTTCCATTTCTTTTGCCATTTCTTTCCAATTATGTCTTCTACAAGCTCGTAACATATTTTCAAATTTAGATAATCTAGAACCGCCTAAATTAAAACACATATTAACTAAAACATGCTGTATGTCTTCTGGTAATCCATCCCAATCTTCATTAACACCAAAAACATGCAAAGTTTCTATATGATGTTTTTTAAAGTCTTGGTCATAGTACATATCAACAACTTCTTGACTGACTGGTGTACCTGCTGGCTGTCCGTATTCAGGGTCTTGTTTTTGTATAAGATGTCCAACACCCAAAGTTAAATATCCTAAAGAGTCCTCGTATATTTCTAATACTTCTCCTTCATGCCTTTTTATTTGTTCTTTACAAATATCTATATTCATTGCGTTTCTCCCTCTTTTTGTTTCGGAGTTGTTACAGTTTTGTAATAAACAACAACTTCTTTCAACTCCGTTATATATCTTTTAAGTTCTTGCATATTATATGCCATCACTTCATAGTCAGGTATTGTCATAGCCAGAAACACCAATTCACCTTCTTGTTGTTCAATCTTGGCTAATTGCTCATCTATGTTTTCTGGAGTAATAGTCATCCACATAGGCTCACGCAAGTCTATTTCTCTAGGCATCACAGGGTGAGCTATTTGTCGCTCTAATGGTTTAGCTGATATTTCTATTTGTTTAGTTGGAATAAGACTGCAACTGCATATCGTCATCAAGACTATCAACTGTAGCACTAATCTTCTCGATGTCTTCCATAATGTGTTTAGTTCCATTATTTATTTTCCTTTGCATTTCTGTAGGGTCTGCAATAATTTTTGCTGCTAGTTCATAGTTTTGTATAAACTGGGTATATCTATTTAACTCCCTTTGAGCAGCCTGACTTTTTAAATTTAACTCATTTAACTGGGTAGTTTGTAATTCAAAGTCTGCTTGTAAACTTTGTATAGCTTCTTCTTGTGTAGCTATTGCACCCTCTAGTGCTAAGTTATTGGCGGTAAGTATTTGATTTTGATTGTATAAATAGTAAGTTAAAAATCCTAATACTACTATTATTCCTGCTAATGCCTGATTCATTACATATCCTCAATAATATAATTAAGACCCGAAGCACTTCTATATTCTATTAAATTATTATCTTCGTCTTTAAACTTCAGATGTTTTTCTTTTTTAGTAATAATTTTTTTTGATATATAAACTTTATCATCAGAATCTCCATACTCTTTATTAAAAGATACTGTAATTTTGTATCTAGTTCTGAATAAATCTATAAACCATGTAAGAAAAACTTTTAATTTTATATCCATGTATATACCTGTAATGGTTTGGACTTGCCTTTCACCTCAATAGGTTTCAGAGATTTTAGCGGAAATTTACTGTATTTTGCAGTCTCTTCGCCTATCAAAACACCTACGCCTGCTACCTTTGTACTTGACTCTAATCTAGCTGCAACATTACACGGGTCGCCTATAAGACTAAATGCAAATCTATCAGTAGCTCCAAAATTCCCAGCAATACAAATACCACTATTAACACCTATGCCGATAGCAACTTCAGGTATATCTTCTTGTTTGAACTTAATATTTAACTGGTCTATATTTCTTTCTATTTCTTTAGCAGCTTCCAATGCCAAGTTGTGATGGTCTTCTTGTGGAATAATAGTGTTCCAATGAAACATACCTGCATCACCAATAAATTTATCTGTGCACCCAAAATATTTATTAGCAGCTTTTACTTGTGCATCTAATACTTCGTTCATTATATAAGTTACAACCTCAGGCTCTACTGACTCTGATAAACTTGTAAAGCCTCTGAGGTCTGTAAAAATAATAGAACAGTCTACTCTTTTGCCATTAACCTGACATAACTCAGGATTGTCTTGTAATTTTTTGACCATCCTTGGGTCTAAGTATTTACCAAATTGTTGTTTTATTTGCTGTCTTAATTTGTATTGTTCTCTGAACCTCAAATAAAAAGCGGTTGATGCAGTAACAAATTCAGATACTAAAGACCAAGTAAAATCTATAAGTAAACCTTGTTGTATAAAATAATAACCTGCTACTCCTGTCGAAACAAACAATAAACCAGTAAATATTATTCCTAAAGATATTCCAAAAATATTTATTAATATCCAAGTTAGTATTATCACCACAAGTAATAATAAAATTTCTACTGCCTTACCATAGTCAGGAATGTATGGACTGTCTTGTATTAATATAGACTCAGCAAGTGCAGCTTGTATTTTATGTGGCTCTAATAATCCTACAGGTGTTGCAACTTGTGGCATGATTCCTTTTGCAGTAAAACCAACAAACACAAACTTATTTTCTACGTTCATTTCTCCAAGAGTAGTTTGTGGTGTATTTACCCAACTTATCCACTTGCGACCTAAACTATCTGTTTTAACTGGAGGTAAACCTTTTACTCGTACTTCTTCTATACCATTAGCATTAGTTTTTATAACATAAGTATCAGCACCTGCTAATAATTTTAATACTTCTGTGCCGTAAGAAGAAACCCACCCATCATTAGTTCGCATTAATAAAGGCAATCTTCGTACTAAATTATCTACATCAGTCCTAGCTACAGCTATACCTTGATTAGAACTTTGTTTTAAGATTTCTATATTTTGTATAACTCCTGTAGCTTTTATACCACCAATGTCATCTCCTAATATGACTGTGCCTGTAGTAGGAGGATAATCACCTTTACCTTCAAACATAGCCAGCACACTCGGAGCAAATGCTAAAGCTTCAGAAAACTCAAAGTCTCCACCAAATCTATCAGGTTGTGGAAAAGCTATAACCCATCCAACTCCTATAGCTCCTTGCCTTAAAAGGTTTATTTGTATTTGTGCTAATGTTTGTCTAGATAAAGGATAACCACCTTCATTAGCTATATCTTCTTCAGTTATATTTAAAATTGTAAAATACTCTGAAGGTTCTTGTTCTGGTACTAAAGCATCAAAAGTTTTGAGTTTGAGCGTTTGATAAATATTTGGCTCTACAATTAATACGCTGCCTAATACAAATATTAAACCCAGAAGTGTGTATATATTTTTCATCCTGAACCTTGTTTAATATTTATAGTCGTTGATGAGCCTCCATTAACTTTTACAGTATTAGTCACACCATCCTGTATTAATATTATTGTGTAAGCTCCTGCACCATCTATGTCTAGCTTTGTGCTTTGACTTACAGAACGAGTCAAACTTATATTCTGTCCTGACACAATAGTTGTTATTTGTGTGTCTTTATCTTGTCCTATTTTAGTACCAGCTATTCTTATTCCAACGCCACCTTGTTTTAAAGAGTCATCTTCTTTATCTATAGCAAGTGCATCAATCACATTAAGCAAATCTTCTAAAAAATTAGTAGCAAGTAAATCTACATCTAATTCTGTAAACTCCAAGTCTTCTTCTGCTTCTAAAAAGTCTTCTGCTAAGTAATCTATATCTAAGTCATCAAACTCTAAATAATCTGCTGTAGATTGTGTTTGTGTTTCTTCTTGTTGTTTTATTTCTTTTGGAGGATTTACTATAAGCAAGTTATCTATAAACTCTAAAGATATATCTAAAGTTATTGGTTTAGTAGGACTGTTTTCATATACAGATACAGTTGTTGCTTGATAGGGTTTATTTAAAGTTACGCTACCCACACCTGTTGATACTATAATTTCTCCACTTGATAACCCATTCTCATCTGGTAATAAAATTACAAGACTTCTGCCTAACTCATCTACAGTACAAGTAAAATCAGTTCCACGAATAGCTATATCTGCTGTAGGTGTTTGTATAAGTATGTTACTTTTATTATTAAATTTGCCTGTAATAAAACGTGCTGTACCACTTGCAAATTTTAACGCCATCTTTGATTTTGATGGGTCAGGGTCATAAATGTATTCGTCTATAACTAACTTAGAGTGCTCTGTAAGTTTTACTGTAGAGTCATCTTCAAAGGTTATAGCAACTCTGCCCGCTTCTGTACGGACATCATCCATTTGTTGTATGTTGAACTCTAGTTCAGCACCATAAGCTTTATCTCTTAAAACTTGTGCATTACCTCTGAGTTCAGATATAGAACCTATCTCAACAGACGAATGAAGTAGTTGAGTCTGACTGAGTAACACATACTGTGCCATTAGAGCCAACAGACGTAATCTTGAGCCAGTCATTATCTTGAGTTGATTCTTGGTCTATATTAAAAGTTCTTGAACCTCCTGTATGGTCTAGATAAAAATAACCACCTGCATACCCATCACCATCATAAGTTACAGTATTATCATTGCCATCAATATCCATGTAATTAGTTGCACCATCTACATCTATAGCTGCTGTAATACTATTACCTCCACCTTGTATAATCCAATCTAAATCTAAGTTAGCTGCTAGTGCAGTCATAGCATGATTAAGTGTCATAGTATTAGTATTGCCTGTAACTTGTACGTTTACATTAGAACCATCAGCACCAGTAGCATTAGTCTCATCTGTAGACATATTGAAGGTATTGCTATCACCTATAAATGAAAAGTAACCTGTATAGGTATCTGCCCATATATCTCCAAGAAACTTATTAGTAGAACCTTTTTGTAAAATATCTAGTGTCATTGTTGTGCCATCTAAATCTAAAGGTGTCATATTAGATGAACCAGCCGTTGCGTCAGCACCACCTATAATGTTACCACTACCACCAACTTGCTCTATATCTAAATTAGATGTAGCACCAGACTGGTCAATGTATATTTCGTTATCGGCTGTATATATACCAAAACTTGCAACCATAACAGTTACAAATAAAAATGTTTCAAGAATTTGTTTTCCAATACTCTTGTTCATATCCCTCCTTTATAGTTTGTAAAACTGCTGTTTCTATAGCCATTTGTAGTGCTATATTTATAGATTCATTTTCTACTAGACCACTTTCTATTTCAATAAGTTCAGTCATATTTTCATAAAATCTAAATACATCTGATGATATTGAAGCACTTAAAATGGATTTAGTTACCAACACCTCTATCAATATCTTTCCTGTACTAACAGATACTGTACGCAAAGATACAGTTACAGAATCCTGTCTATATTCTTTTGTAGCACCTATTCCTAAATATCTAGCTCCTGCACCACCTGATTTAATATTAGATTCATAACCTATAACTCCGCCTTCCATTATTAACCCTGCAAAAAGCAAAGGCTTAACCTGTTGTTTTTCATCAAAAGTTTCTCTTGTAGTTCTTATAATTTGTCTTTCTTTAGTAAGGTTGTCTAAACCTTTACGTTCTACTACTGTAAAAACTCCTGAGTGTTTTAATGCTCTAATTAAATAAGCATCAGGTGCTTGTGTTATAGCTGTGCTGAAACTAGCGTACTGACTATTGCTTCGTCTTTGTCCTGTTTGGTCCTTGAAAGAATTAGGATAGATTGCCACTATGGGTTTTCTATCTGGTTTTTCTACATCTGCTAATTTAGTCAGTAAAGTATTTATTTGTGCAGGTTCTACATTTCTTACTGGCGGTATACCATTATCTAAAGGCGGTATTATTAAAGAGCAACTAGAAAGTAAAAGAACCCAAAGGAACAGTAATCTCTGTAGTATTGCCTTCTTCATCTGTAATAATTAATGTTACCTTATCGTCTTCAACTCTATATTCTATTGTATTACCTTCTAATTCTAATGTGCCAAACTCAGAAGCCGTTTCACCAAATAAACTGTCAACTAGCTGTCTAGATAGCTGTGCATAAATTCTTGACTCTAAATTACGAATAAAACGTGCTAGTGTAGTGTTTTCTGCCTCACGTTCTAAATCTTCTTGATAAGCTTTAATCTCTTCTCTAATAGCTTCCTTTCTATTAAACTCTTGATTTTCTATAGTTAAATAATGACTAGACGTGCCTTGCCCAGAAAAACTAGGGTTTTTAAACTTGTGTGTCATTTCATCAGCACTAAGTGTCAAAGATATCAATACGATATTAGCAAGACCCAATAAACAAATAACAAGTAATACTTTTTGTTTTTCCCTATCCATTGCGTCTATCCTGTTGTTGTTTAATCAACTCGTCTAATTCCTTCTTGCTTTTTATTTTTTGGTTCTGCTGTTTCATGTCTCCCCTCTTTCTCCCTGACTTCTAAAACAGTATTAACTTTTTGTTGCAGTCTAATCATATCTTGGTCTAACAATCTTAGTTGGTCAGTCAAACGTATAATAGTTGCTTTCATTTCTTCTACTGAAGGGTCTATCTTTTCTGTAATAGTAGTCCAAACAAAAAAAACAAAATATCCTAATCCAACAACCATAACTACAGGAAAACCAAAATC